GCTCCCGCGTAAGAACTGGCCGTCTGCTGCACAGAGAATCGCTCTTGTTTTCCGCTATAATGAAGGTTGCCAGAAGGTAGGTCTGCGAATAACTGCCCGTGGTCGTCCCCTCCGGATACTTCTCGCAGTCCTCAACAGTAACAACAAAGAAGTCCTGATAGCCGTCGATGAACTTCCGAAGAATCGTCTCCATAGATAGAGCGTTACCGATATTCTTCTGGTAACCTTGATTCTGAACCTGAGAGGACGTGTTGTTCAGGCCCATGATCAGTTCATAGGTCTGATGAATACCGTCCGTCGTTTTTGTGGGACGCCAGTCTGGTACACACTGTCCTCCGGCTGTCATCTGCACAACAGGCGCGGTCGGAATATCTGTCGTATTTAATCCGGGGCTGTACCGTTTCCCTTCCTCGTTCAGAAGGTCATCCGGAGTCGTGATAAAGAAGTTGTCAGCCATCACAGCGGAACCTGCGCCACTGGCATAGTCAGCCATCACCGCATGATCGGCTTCATCCGCCTGGGCTGCAGAGCCCGCAGTATTCGCCGTCAAAGCACTGGTGGCGCTGTCGGCGTAAATGGTGTAGCCGTCCAGGGAGATTCTGCTCATATCCGCCACAGACATGGTAAACTGGATACGCCCCATGTCAGCGATCACCGCTTTATTGAAGCAGCTCATCACGACGGGGATATAGAACAGCGATCCTCCTGCAGCATCGTCCAGGACATTCCTGATCTGCGTCTCGGTGATCGGGATCACGTTATCCAGACCGATCTGGATCTGCGCTGACGACATCGGATTGACGAGTCTCGACCAGCTCCCCACAGCGTTGATATAGTAGTAGAATGGCGTTTTCTCTCCTATATGCTTGTTCTCGCCCAAGCCGTCAAGCCGCAGCTGAAGTACCACGTTTTCCAGGCTGTTCAGCCCTTCGAAGAAGGATTTCCTGATGCCAAGATTGACGTGTAAGGAGCCCCAGTCAATACCATCCATCGCTGTGTACTCGTTATAGTCGAACACAAAGACCGCGCTTGTCGGATTCTTCACGGCGGAGAAGCCACCGTCCTCCGATTCCAGATATCCTTTGTTGTTATCCCTCGGAGCCACCACCTGGGCAATCGGAAGAGCCGGTACAATCATGCTGTCCACGATGCTCATCCGCTCCCCTATAGAGCCGTACTCCACTCCCCGGCTGTCTGTTCTGGCAGCAATGACCTCCGCCATGATCTGACGGATCTTCTCGCTGCCGGCGTAGTACTTCCAGAAGAGGTCGGAGATGGCATCCGGATCATAAGCGTAGATATACAGCTCGCCAGCCTGTACAGCTCCGGTGTTTTCCAGCTTGAAAACCAGGTAGAAGGTATCTTCCGGTTTCTGCTCCAGAAGTCCATCCAGCACCTCGGTATTGAAGTCCACCAGTATTTCCTGGAAGAAACCATTCTCCTCGTTCAGATCGACCCTTCCAACGTTCTGCGCCACGACAGAGCCGTTGAGGGATCCCCAGGAGCCACGAGAATTTGTGATAAGCACTGTACCCTTCACAGGTGCGCCTTCATTCTGATACACAGCCATGAGCCGCTTGCCTTTGAGGTCATCATGCTTTCCAAGCCGCAGGAAGCAGCCCACATAACCTGTGCCGGTATAATCGAAGGTAAAATGCGCGGTACGGTTAATTATCTCCACCTGGCTGGTTTGCGTATCATTGTTCCTAATCGCGTTCTTATCCGTGAAGTCAAACTTCTCCGGCAAGCCAGCCGTGATGGAACGAACAGCGTCACCCGCGGTCGTATAGTTCTTACCGGAGGAATCGGTGCGGATGTCAGCGACTTCCACATCTCCCTCGCCGGTACTCCCGGCCACAATACCGTCCATGCGGGCGTTGAGTGTGGCGGCTGTCTGTTCCATCTGCGTCTTGCCCTGCGCCAGCTTGCTTTCCGCTTCCGAAGTGCGTTCTTCCACCGCTTCCTCTGTATTTGCCAGCTTGGTGGTGATGCTCTCCTCGGTGTCGGCAAGGCTCTGGTTAATGTTTCTCACCGTATTGTTGGTGAGAGTGTGCATCCCAGCCACATCCTGATCCACCGCATTCCGGAAAAGCTGCATCTGCTCGGAAAACTGCTGGCAAAGCGCCCAGTAGTCTTCCTGCGAAAGCGCCGTACCAGCAGGCACATCCTTCCTGCTGATATAGCTGTCGCCGGTACTCTCTTCCAGCACGATCTCCAAAGGCTCGTAAGCCTTCCGATTGCTCCACACCCCGGCGTGGCGGGGAACAACGCGCTTTCCTACAAACTTACCCATTCGTACTCTCCTTCCGAAGGCTTCAGCCTTCCTCGTTGTAGTCCACGATAAGATGCCCGTCAGTGTCCATCGAGAACGTCAGCCCAAGCCTCTCATCCGTTTCAAAGTTGAAGTAGCCGCCATCGTCAATGGAGCACTCCACCATCTTCTCTTCCACCCGGTCGATCAGGACGGATTCGGAACCGGTCTTGTAGCCTAAGCCGTCATCCGTGTTGATACCGAAGTTGCCGGGCTCGGTGATGAAGCACTCGTAGACGCCTGCCGCCACAGCCCTTGCGATGCCCGCATAGGTTGCCGTGACGATCTTGCCGTTTCCCGCTGAAGAGCGTTCCACATACAGCGTCAGGGCAAAAGAGCCAAGGACAGATCCATCCTCGTCCAGGAGGATCACATCCACCGGGTACCTGCCTGACACAGCGGTCATAAAGTCCGTAATCGTGAAAATGAGGCGGTTATTCACCACCTCTACCTTATCGTTTTCCAGGGCTTCTGAGCTGTAATGAAACAGCTTCCCGTCCGGGCGAACACCCGAATACGTCAGAATCGCATCAGCCGGAATACTGTATTCCACATCGTTGCCATAGAGGATACAACGGACTTTCCGCGCCTTGTGGTCGAACTGCTTCACATGAACAACGGGCGGGATCAGCTGTCCCGTCAGCGAAATTTCAATATCCTGATAGATTTGCAGCATTACTCACCGCCTCCTTCCTGCGGTTCCTCACCGCTGTTTTCTCCGGGCTCATCACCCGGTTCTTCTCCTCCGCCTTCGTCTCCCGGCTCTGTCGGTGTATCTCCGCCACCTTCGTCGTCTCCGGGCTCATCTCCGCCGGGCTCCTCACCGCCTCCTCCATCATCACCGGGATCAGGCTCATTCGGTTCTTAGCCGATGACCACCCACTCAGTTCCATCCCACATCTTCAGTTTTCGCAGGATGGTGTCGATCCACAGGTCATGGAGGCTTGGGTTGGACGGAGCGAGTTCCTGTTTGGTAATCACATCCTGCTGGATGATGGTCGTGCCGCCTCCGCCTCCGCCGTGGACACCGCTGAAATCTATGGCAGCCGTCCAGGTCGTACCGCCGTCGCTGCTTACCGCAATGCCGTATGAACCGGTCGTGTACTGCCCGATCTTGATGAGCTTGGTGTTGTCGCCGGGATGGGTCATCACAATGGCGTCGTTTTCCCAGTAGAAATTCTCCGTGCCGAGCACCTTCACCAACGCCGTCCGGATCGTGCCGGAACCGAGGATGTTGGCATTCACACCCACAGCCTCTACCGCCGTCTTGACTACCTTGTCCGCTGTGTCCCAGCCATGCCGCCAGGTCTGACCGCCGTCCGTGGAGATGAAGAATCCGTTGATCCCGCTCTTCCAGGCGTAGGCGCTGTCCTCGATCCGCTCACTGGTGTGCGCATAGCGGATGGTGCTGCCGTCCGTTTCAAGGCCGGAGGAATAATGCAGGCCGAACAGCCCGGATGCCAGGTTATTGAAATATTCCTGCTGCACTGTCAGCGTCCGCACGTCCGTGACCTGCGTCTCCACCCGGTTGATGGCTTCCGTAGCGATCTGCGCCTCATCACGCATGGAGCCAAGAGCGCCAGATAGAGAGGAATTTCGGCTGTAGACAGACGCATTGGAAAGCGTGATGCTCTTGTACCGTTCCAGCAGCACGTCATATTCCGTCTCCGTGACCTTGCAGGACACCTCGATCCCCAGCTTCGAGATATACACATGGACCGTATCGCACAGAGAAACTCTCTCCGCTTCCGCTATGTCCGCATAGCCGGGAAGCTGCCAGAGCTGGGCAAAGTCGATGGTGATGTCGATGTCCGGCTCGGTGAGACTGGTGTTTTTCAGGTAGTTTTTCACATAGTTCCTAAGCTGTTCATCGGTCGGGGCTTCCTCAAACTGGCTTGTGCAGTCCAGAACGGAGATCTTTTCGTACTGCCGCTCGCCCTCTACCGTGACCACCTTTTCCGGCAATTCCTTCAGCGTGCCGTCCTCTGAGTGCTTCCAGTAGGGATGTACCCCGGTGATCATGTTTTCGATGTTCCGCTCCATCTTGAAGTCGATGAGGTTTTTGCCGTACACGATCTTGACGCCCCGGTCAGCGCCCCGATGCCCATGGAGCTTTGCTGTGTACATATCCCACTCGTACTCCCCTCCGTAGGTATCCAGCATGGAGCCGTCCATACCGCCCAGGCATCCTCGGACTGTTGCCGGGGTAGTGATCGTGAAGGTGGCGGAAGAATCTATATCCGTCCAGAAGGTGAAAGGACAGGCTGTGGTCACATGGGAAGCAATCGCCGCCATTGCCGCCTGGGAGCCAACAGCGGAAAACGGAGAAACTGTAATGAAGTTCTCCTGGTATTGGATGTGTCTCGCGCACACCTCAAGCAGTCCTGTCAGCGGCGTTGTGATCTTATAGATGCGGAAGGGCTGCGCTGTGGTGCGCTCGGCGGGCTTGGAGAGGATGATATTGCCCTCCGCCAGATCCTCCGCATGGAGACCGAAGGCAGGATAGGTCATCTTCAGCTCATAGCTGCCGTTCCGCTTTTCTGTTACGAAACATGATAGGGCGTCGCACAGCTTGCCGATGCCGTTGGTGCTGAACTGCTCCTCTGTCTCTGTGTACAGCGTCGGGATCATCCGCGCACCTCCCTTCTCATAGCGTCCACCAGCGGGGCGTCACTAAAACCTTCTGGATATTTCCGCTCCAGGAGATGGTAGTTCTGCCCGGTTTCAGATCCGGGAAATCATCACTTTTCACATACCCGTTGCAGAAGCCCTGCGCATCGTAGGCATTGTGCGTCTCACAGTTCAGGTCGATATACCCGTTGTTGGCAAGGATACTGACCGGGATGTCGCCCACATAAAGCGTTCCTTCTCCGCTCCCGTAGACCCGGATGATAGGTTTCGCCGGGAACTCGTAAGGATTGCGCAGCGTGGCGCTCTCTACAAGCTCGATCTTCCGCTGTCCCTCCACACTCCATCGCTGGGGCTCACAATGGAAGGTCAGTTTCATGGTCGCTCCCTTATCCCGCTTGGGCTCGAATGCCACCGCATCCTTACAGATGCCAAGTCGGAAGAAGTCCGGGTCGTAGGTATCATGGAGCACCTGATAGCCCACAGGGGACAGCAGCCAGCTCTTCACCGCCGCCGTGCGCGGAGGCAGGGAGCCGAAGAAGAAAGCGTCGTAGCTGATGTCAAGGTTTTTATACCTTCTCTCTCCCGCTTTCGCATTCTCCCGGATCAGATCGCCGTTCTTGCCGGGAACCGCCTGCATCTCCACATCCACAGCTGGGCTGTTGTACACAGCGGGACCGGAAAGATATAGCAGGAAGTCTTTACTGTTCTTCCCGGCAAAGGTCAGGTAGTTTCGGACGTATCGGGTCCGTATTTCAAAGAGCGAG